TTTTTATCTTCAACTAACTTTATCAAAGCATTAACGTCACCTCTAGCTTTTGCAGGGATTCTTATCTGAGATAACTTGTTGTGAGCTTTAATTAATTTTACTAATTCCTCTGCCGTCAACATTAAGTCTATTTATATTAATTAAAATATTTTATTATAATATAAATGATTAATAAAACTTTTTCTAAAGGTGATATGATTGAAGTCATACGAGCCTATAATATAGATATTCCCAATTTTGCAACTATGGATAAAGCAACCTTGTCCATGAAACTGTGGAGTGAGTTATGTGATATTGAAACTTTACCTCCTGAAACTGAAATATTCAACATATCGAATATAGAAGAATTAAAACAATATCTTATGAATAAGAATCCACACAAGACTTTATCTGTTAAAAATAAAAATAAATTAATGAGGTTTTGTAAAGAAGTAATTGTTTATTGTAATAATGGATATAATGTTGATATGTCTATTTTTCATGATTATGTGGAAATAGAAATGCAAATGAAAGATATTGCGAAATATGGAGATATACCTTCCGTACGTAGAGCAATTAAATTATTTAATAAAGACCCTAAGCTAAAAGAAAAGATAGAACCTATCATTTCAAATAGAATCAAAAAAGAATTAGAATTAAAAAAGAAGCATAAGGTAAAAAGATATTATGGACTAGTAATTAAGGACGGAACTTTTACTGTATGTTTTGATTGACAATCTTACGACTTAAACATTCTAGATATTTCTTATGCACGTATACCTGTTTGACTGATCCCCTTTCTCTGTGGTCGTAATCTCTCACTACATATTGATCTTCATTATAAGTCCATACATACAATCCGTCAGTAAAGAAAAAGTAAAACTTCCATACCCTATCGTCTTCCTTTAAAGTTTTTAAATATTCAATTTTATTATATCCGAAAAAGGTTTCGTCGTAAGTATCATGTTTACAGGTTCTACTTTTAAGCTCACCTATAATTTCATTATTTCTAAAATCAACTTGTTTTTTTTCATTTTGATATAATTTCAATTCATTATCAAAATATATATTTTCATTCAAGTACTTAACAACATATTTCTCACGAATCTTTCCATAGACTAAATCTTCAACTAAGTTCCACATATTATATAATAACTTAAGATTTTTTATTTTTGACTTTAAAACGCGGAAATATTAATTTCTATCATTACTTAAAGATTAAAATATATAATTAAGTATAGAGAATAAAATGAACTTTGAAATGGAAACCGTTGAATGTTTTACCTGCGGTTGCGAATATACTGTATTCCAGAATAACGACTACGGCTACTATAACTGCTGTAAGGAATGCGGACAGAATAAATATGAGGAGGAACAGGAAAAAGAACTACCTGTTCTCCCTAATGATATTTTCTCTCTGATTCTCAATATCAGAGGGGAAGAAATGAAAAATGATTTATACAAGAAAAAGTTTAATAACTGTATTGCAGATATAAACTATTTAGGTGAAACTATGTGTGACGGCTGGGACGAGGAAGAGTGGGAGAACGACCACTCTGACGAGTACTCACACTACTATAGAATTGAAAATATTTTTGATACTATTACTGACTGGAAGATAGACGAGGCTCAAGAGGACGCACTTGACAAATACCTAGAAAGTCAAGAAGCGGACTACTCTACTCACCCTTCTCTTCTTGCCCTTTCTTAATGTAAGTATCCATAGCAACTTCTTTACTGTGACCCATAATAGCATTGTCTTTTTCTAATTCCTCCTTCATATCAGCATACTTAGAACTTAAATATATTTTTCTCAACATTGTAGTACTTATACTTTTACCCATGAATTTTTTTGTTGTCTTAAGTAGTAATTGTGTTAATGCATTTCTACTTAATGGCTTACCTGTTGAAGAAGTAAACAATACACCCATACCGTTTATCCTGATATATTGTCTTAACAATCTTTCAAGGTCTTTCGGTATATCTATATTTAATTCTTGATATTTACTTGAAGTCTTGTATTTGTTTAATACCATATACATGGCATTCTTATTAATTACTAAATAATTGTTTTCTTTCTTTTCACTATCACTTAACTTATTATATGCACGTTTATTTATGACTTCCATACCAGCAAGATCATTACGTAACGGCAATCTAGTATAAATATTAAATAAGGTATACACCATAATTAATTGTTTATCTTTAGCCGTTAAATCTTCTTTTTTCTTTAACTTTTTATCTTTAATTTCTTGACCCATTTCTGATATCATTTTGTTTACTTCTTCGATAGGTACAAAATTGTTCTTTTGTTTATCACTAATAACACCTGTAGCCTGTTCGTCTTCATACTGCTTATTCAATTTATCTCTCATATCAGTATATTCTTTGATAAGGTCTTCCTCGCCTTCTTTATCCGCCATGAGATACACAACTACAGCGTTCAAATAATTCCTACGTGTTGTATAATGTAGTTCTTTTAATTTATCTTCTACTTCGTCCGTCTTATCTAGAAAGTCTAGATCTTCAGTGTCAAATAACTTCATTAATTTCATTAAATTAGCTCTATACATGTTTATGGTAGAATCCTTTGCATTAGGGCGAGATTTCTTGAGAATATCTGTTAGTTTTTCTTTATCCATTATATATTAAATAAGATTTTTTTTTTAAATAAAATAAACGGACAAAAGTCCTAAAAGTCCTAAAATAAAATGGAAGTAAAAGTATATTTTGAATATGGCGATTATAGAATCCATTATTCTCTGTTTTTGATTTTTACTTTTTCACGGAATATTTTTTAGGACTTTTAGGACAAACAGGACAAAATAAATTATAAAAGAAATTCATGTTCAACTTATTCAAATACAGTATCAACTACACCGTCTCTAATAACCATACGCTTCTCTAACTCAATGTATACACGCTGAGTCATAGGTAGTTCGTCTACTGCAAATCCAGAATACTTAAAGTGAATCTCAAGACCACGACTATCTACACGCTGTCCGTCTGGGAAGCGGAACGCATTGACGAAGAACTGTCCTGAAAGTTCACTTTCAGCGTCAAGTGTATATCCCTCAAACTTAGAAGGAGCAAGTGAGTTACCCTGACGAGCATACATTTCACGAGTCACGTGAGGTACAGCTCCTTCTGTCTGCTGAACTCCATGATAATGAAGTGCGGAGTTTGAACGATCAATAGGGAAGATAAATGCGTCATTCTTCTTAATATTAGCTGTGAGACTTCCATATTCAAAATCAGAACCCTCACTTCCAGTATAGGTTGCGACTGCTCTGTAATCATTCAATAGAGTCATTTGATTATGGTCTTTAACAGAAGAACCACTCTTATCAGTAGTAACCATTACGAACATTTTAGGGACACGTCTACCAGCACCACCCACGTTACGCACTAAGTTCTGTCCTTCAGCTACAGAAGAAATAGTTGTCTTTGTGAGACGTGGTTCTAGGAAAGTGTACTGGAAATCCTTATTAGCACTTGCATATCTATTCATAGCTTCACCGTCTAGGAAAGTGTAATCAGCAATGAGACGCACGTCGTCTTGATTGAGTTGAATTGCTGTATCTTTGTCTGCTTCAAGTGTAGCCTCAAAACAAGCTCTCTTACCTACAGTAGAGGCTAATGTGAGTTCAATCTGAACCTCCTCTTTAAGCATAAATAAAGGTAGACTTACAGAGCGGAGGCAAGGTATAAGCTCGTCAAGGGAAAGGGAGAAAACTGGAGTAGAGTTTAACTTCTGGAAAGTTTGCAGTTTCATGTCAGTGTCAGTTGAAGCATTAGCAACCGTGAACTCACGACCTAAATCCATTCCGACAAACTTAGACGTATTTGCATTATCTTCATATACGACAGCATTAGAAATAGCTCTACCGCTTACATATTGTTCGCGATCCTTGACTACCTGCTGGTCTGTGAAAAGTGACTTATAGTAGCTGTAGTGAGACCAGTCGTCCACTTCACAAATAGTCTTACCACCAATCTTAAGGGTTGCTCTCTGAATAAGAGAACCAATACCTACGCCTAGTGGAAGGAAAGAATCTTTAGAAGGCGATTGAAATGAAAAAGTAATACGAGACTTAGGATTTAGAATACCTTTATTCTGAAGCTGGAATCTTAGGAAAGTATCAGAGAAGATAACAGGTTCAAGAATATCAGTATCTATACGCTGTTGAGAATCACTTTCTTCACCACCTACGTCTTGAAGGAAATCAGGAATATCGTCTTTAGAATAACTCATTTTATACTAAATGAAATATAAAAAAAATAAATAAAAAATATTATTTAATAAGTGTAGAAATTACTGCATAACTTGAATCTGTCCGTTGTTGAACATGAGAGTCTGTTTCGCGTGGACGAAAATGAATGCGGAAACTGGGTGATTGTCAGTGAGAGCTAGATTCATTTGTACTCCAAATGCTTCATTCATAAAGTTTCCACCAGCAGTATCAGAGCCTACCGTATCGTATGCAATACCTAGGATATAATTGAGACCACCATTTAGGACACCATTATCATTAGAAGTCCAGTCTTTATTTGTATTAACAGGAGACATAATAGTATGCGAAATCTTGTTAAACGGAATAATTGCATTCATACCGTTACGAATGACCTGAGGATCAACCTGCTTCTGTTTACTGGTTTTCTTGTAAATAGTATCAACATTATAGTCAAGAGGATATCTCATTCCACCCTTAGTAAATACAACTTGAGATAGGTCAGCAATAGCACCGTCACTTCTAGTAGGTATTAGTGTTGCCATGCTGTTGTGATTGAGAGAGTTGAGGTGAGAGCTAGGAATAAAATTCATGAATACACTATTGACACGGCTGAGACCTAACGAGAAATTAATATCAGCATTCGTAGAGTTAATGGTCTGATAATATCCAGAGAAAGAATTGTATTCCAGTTGACCTCCAGTCGTAGGCATATCTTTAGGGTCTGGTTCATGAACCTCACAGATTAATTTACAGTTGAAGAGTTCATAGAAAGCACCTAAGAGATTCCCACCACTAGCGTCTCCATTATTGTCAAATAAAACTGCTGAACTAGGGGCGAGGTGTATATCGATTTGCAACCCACCAATTCCAGACTGTGCTGAAAGATTTATAGCGGAAGTCCCAGTTAGGAGTCCTGAAGGCAGGTGAATACAGAACTCATTCGCGTTATCAACAGTTCCAGAAGCAGAACTTTCCTGTACTACAGAACTCATTTGTCCTTCAGTTGAAGGAAGGGTAAGACCTGACTCACCATAAGCTCCGATAAGGTGTTTCTCGTCTGAAGTGGTGGGAAAGAATGTAGAATAGAACCTGTTCGCGTGTCTAAGGTGTTCGATTGTTTGTTTACTTCTTGCACTAGATAAAACTAGCTGGTCTATACATGACCATACACCAAGACGACTATCCATTCTTAGTCTATCACCGGTGCTAACAGTTCTAGCGGTGTCCGTGTATGCGTTGAACTGACCTACAAATCTGACAGAGCGAGGAAGGAGCATAGCCTCCTGCTCTGAAATCTGAAAACTAATAATGGGTCGACCCTCATTATACGAAAAGGAAGCATTGTGATTTTGAGGCTTGATCTCAAGGTAGCGGTTACTCATTTTATACTATTTAAAATATAAAATAATTCTTAAAAAGATAAATAAAAAAACTTTACATAATCATGAATTTCTTTAGTATTCAATAGCAACACTATCACCCTTAATCATAATTCTCCTTAAATGGAAAACAAAATTATTCCATAAATGATTTTTAGTAGGAGCGGTAGTTTCCTGATAATTGACCTGAAGATTGAAATCCTTATTGCGTGTGTCATATACACCTTTACCTAATGCTAATGCACGAGAAACTAAAAAGTTTCTATTGTATTCAGAAAGATTCTTAGCAGAAATATCAGATTGTACCAGAGCTTTCGTTGTCTCTATTAATTGCTGAGCGTCTATAGAAGTCTTAGAAGAAGTCTTAGCACAGCGGACAGGTCGCGACGGCTGGAGTCTTCCGTCATAAATAAATTGATAATCTGTAAGGTGGTCTGAAATACCTCTCATTTGATCTACTGCGAATAAAGTCATATCTTCAGCATTACCAGTTCCACCTATATCGTATGTCTGGTGACCGTTCATTAAATCCTTTCTGTGATATACAGTTGCGTCCGTGGGTTGACATACAATAGCCTTCGCCCTTGAATTAATTAGAGGAAGTCTAATATTAGCCACAACGTCCGATTTATTCTGAGAATATTTGTAATTTTGACAAGACAAGATATCATGGACAATCATACCATTTTCTTTCATTCCACTCATTACAGCTTGTACGTATGAACTTCCCATATCTACTTCCTGTACTACAAGTTCCACGTTTGAAAACTTATAATTAGGTGCGTATGAAGTTGTCCTTGTATGTAGAGTATCTGAATACATAAACCACCCACCAGCTATATCTGAACCTGAGTTTAAGTCAACACTGGCGGTCAGTTTAACTTCAAGCAATCCACCATTAGTCCCACCATTAGCGGTTGAAGAAGCATTTATTTCTTCAATAACAGCTGGGGCTGAGAATGTGGTATGGTAAGAGTTTGTAGGGTCTACTAATCCTACACTCTCACCCACCACAAAACCACAGGTCTCAGGAGTTAATTGAGAGTTAGTCTGTCTTAAATAAAAGGTCTGGTGACCTGAACCACTAACCCAATCGTCAGGTGCGGTAGAACCATTGATAGAATGGAACTCAGGATTCAACTTAAGTCGTCTGTTTCTCATGACAGTGTCAAGTGGACGTAAAACCTTGAATGCGTCCTCTAAGGTTATGACAATTTCCAATCCAGTCAGCATATTAGCCCATACCTTAGAAGAGCGGAAAATACCTGTTTCTAATGGTATGCAAAGTTTAGTAGTAGTGAACTCAAGATTCTCAGCTACTTTATTTCCAGAAGCATTTCTCGTCTGGGTAAAGTATGGATTAGTAGCAGTGCAATCAGCACAGCTAGAACGTGTAGTTCCTAGTGTACCTCTGGTCTGAGGTTTCCATACAGTAGCACCTTCAGTTAAAGCACGTTTGTTTTTGTCACTATCATTAGTATCATAATCACGCATAATTCCTACCATGGCGTTGTAGTTTGTAATCTGTTCTAAAAGTACTGATCCCTTCTCTGCTGAAGTATATATGGAAATATCTTTAATAATACTAGAACCAGCAATAGTTTCGTCTAATTGAAGACATGTCTTATAGGAAGCATTTGCGTCCTCCTGAACTAAAAAGTCACCTTGAATATAGCATTCGTCAGGCTTAATAAATGCTGTAGTGGGTGGAACTTTAATTCTTAACTCTTGACCTCCTTGAAAATCAAGACCATTTAAAACACTGATAGATTTTGAAGTTTGCTCTATGGGAATGTTGCCCTCAGCTTTCCAGAATGAAACACTCATATATTTTATAATAACTATTATATAAAATATTTTGAGTAAAAAAAAATTATGAAAAATAATAATGAACATGAATTTCTTTTATTGTTGCTGTCTTGCAACCCCTAATCCTCCAGCTTGAGCTGAGGTTACTCCTACTGCTTCTGTTCCTAATCCTGCGGATTCTTTGTCTTCTTCTTTCTTTTCGTCGTCTTGAGCTTGTTTCTTCTGTGGGTCAACGTTCATTGCTCCACTAATTTCACTTTCAACTCCAGAACCTAATGTTGCTAGTGTACCTAATCCCTGTAGAGCTAATCCTAGTGGAACACCTACTCCAGTCGCCTCTAACCTAATCCTACTAAGTCTGCTACTGATCCTCCTATCTGAAATACATTACCAAACTTATCAGCGGTAGACTTCTTAGACCACCCACCATTTTCGTCAGATACAATAGCCATACCTAATCCAGCTACAGCTCCCAATCCACCTACACCTTTCAATGCTTTAGCTCCAGCCTTACCTAAGAATCCTGCTGATTCACCTTCAAGTTCCGCTCCAGCTCCACCTTCCGAAGCTTCTGCCGTTGTTCCCCTAGGTGCTTCAACACTTTCATTTACTTCTGGTGTTTCAGTTGTAGGTTTGTTAGATTGTAGACGTTCAGCAGTTTCTCCTAAATCTTGTCTTGCTTGATTTACTTTTTTACCGATATTATTAGCCGTAGCCTTGTATTTTTGCATAGAATCAAAAGTCGCAGTAGCATGTGCTAGAGCAGAACTACCACCTACAGCGTCTTTAATCTGGGTAAAGGTTTCAGCGTCGTCTATATCTTGTTCTGCTTGTTTTTCCCTGTCTCTATCGTCAGAAATATCTTTTGTAATATCTCTGTTCTGGGCTTCAACACCGAAGTTATAACTTTTTAATTCCTGTTTGAACTCAGCGTCTCGTGTTCTATCAGCACTAACGAAATCCATATTTTATAATATTTAAAATATTTTATTTAATATAATTAAATAATTAATCATTATGTTCTACTTCAACTTCTTCTTCACTCTCTTCCTCCTTCATACTTTCAAGAGGATATATTTTCTTATCAAAATTAATCATTACTTCAGCAGGGTTCTCACTTAAGTTCAAAGTCATGAAATTATATTTCTTTTTTGTTGCCTGTTTGTATAAATCCCTGAAGTTCTTATCGCCACCGTACATTGAAGAATACTCCTCTGACAGCTTGTCAAGTTCCGATTCATTCTGTAGTCTACCTATTAAAATCCAATTTGCATTAGCTCGAATCGTAGGACTAACCTTTCTAAATAATTGTGTTGATATCATGAGGAGCTGAATGTTTGAGTGCCTATAGCGACTGGATATATTATTTAAGGCGGTTGTTTTTTCACCTAAACAATCGTCAAGAACTAAACACACTGAAGGTTTATCGTCACCATAAGCGTCCTGAGATTTTACAAGATCATATATCATATTGTCCGCATAGTGATCTTCACAATCAAAAGCTTTCTTAAGGAAACGACTCGTTTGATCGTTATTAATTGTATTACTAATAATCTTTACATAGTCAAAATAATCCTGACCGTAAAAGTTTTTATTTAATAACATATTTGAAATTATAGTTGACTTACCAGATTTCGTAGGCATTACTAACAGGACACAGGAAGGAGGGGCTGGTAAGTTAGGGTGTAATGGTTTTACCTTTTCTTGAGGAGGGTCAACAACTTTTAGAATCTTTAGTTTCTTACTCATTATTTATATTATATACATTATATTTTATTTTATTTATTTTTAATAAACACAGGATTTATATCAACACCTATATAGTTCCTATTTAATAGCTCACACCTTTCACCCACTATTTCGTTGTGGTGAGTCATATCTAGAATTGTGTCATGCTCCTGTGAATATGTTTTTATAAAATAATCTATCATTTCGTCGCTTCTTGTAATACCATTACCTTTACCTTTTCTTATAGGATATTCTAAAAATGTCGTAGGATATTTTCCCTTGTGACCTTCTTCTTCAATATATTCATTATCTTTATTCACACCTTTATCTCCCCAGTATGCATTCTTACCTCCATATTTTACATTTCTTTTTTTAACAAACTTTTCTCCTATCATTTGTGGATTATAAGTTCCACGTTTTTTATAATAGATAAATATTTCCTCCATAGTTCTTAGGGGCTGATATTTAGCTGAAAAGAAACCTGTTGAATTATTCTTTTTCCATGAATAATTATATTTAGGTTTTTGATATTTTATTAAATCATAAGTAAACGGAATTGCAGAATGAAGAGCTATGATTCCATTAGGTTTCAATACTCTCCACATTTCAGGAAATAATATATCCCATTTCAAAGTACTATCCCATTCAGCTTTAGTTTGTGAATTAAAAGGAGGATCAGTATATATAAAATCAATACTATCAGTTTCAATTGTTTTTATAACTTCATGAATATCACCTTTGATATATGTTGACATTTATTTAGATTTAGATTTTTTTTTAATTAAATGAACTTTATCTATTTTATGAGCTTTACTTTTAGGATTTAAAGAAGCATAGACCCTAGCATAAGCCCAGCGTTCTTTTGATTTAACATTAGG